GCGCCCCCGTACGCACTCCACCACAACCGAGAGAGCGGAGAGCACACAGCGCTGACTCGAAGAGTCAACACTGAGAGCGCAGCACTGAGAGCACGCACCGAGCAACCAGCACCGAGAGGAACGGACGCACACGCGAGCAACTCAGGGCGCAGGCGCACCCGTGCACCCGCACGCCCGCTCAGGCACGCCCGCTCAGGTGCCAGCACGCGCACCCCCACGGGGGCACGCGAGGCTGTGTGAGTGGAGGGAGGCCCTCGCTTGAGTACACCAAAAACCACTTGGTACCTACCGTACGTCGTATGCCACGTTGAGGTAAATACGGTGGGTGACAAATGATGTACCACGCAACAACTCAACTACACCATTTACACGGATACGGCACGGTAGACTCTCGAACCCATTAGCACCATCCCACACTACTGCGGTACCTAGTACTGAGTCACGCACAGGTGTAAACCCGTGAGGTATCCGACATATAGGTGTAAATGCAGGTATACCACTGGTACCGGGTACTAGTTTCTCCACAAAACCCGCAGAGAACGTGACCGCCGCGCCGTTACGTGTAACTTTCAACTCTGTACCCGGTGTTAAACCTATTGCATAACCCTCCTCTGGGGTTACATTAACGGGGTCGGGGGATGTACACAGGATGTGCATTGGATTCCACCCTTCGGCCTCACCACTTAATGAGGCTGACCTACCGGAGCGGATGTACATATAGTCAGATGCACCCAACTGATACGCAGAGATGATTTGCAGCATCACCTCATCAGGGTTACGCACAGTCAATGCTACGCCGTCCAAGGGCCAACCGTCCCCACCGACAGCACGTGACATACGGATGCCGTAGTTGAATGTACTACCGGTATCTGTTGGTAACGTTGCTCGCTCTACGCCGCCAACACTAACCACTGCATTACGTGCTGCCTTTCGTGCTATACCACGTGGTGATAGTACATCAACGATGTACCCTGCAATAATAGGATTCATTGCAGAGTTAGGGTGTATACCCCGACCATCACCAAACGGGTCGTCCATCAGTATATTAGCCAATGCATGTGTATCTTGCATGATTGCGTACATATCAATAAACGCACACTGGTAATCTCTGGCTGCCTGTAATATACCCGCCTTAATCTCCTCATACCACAAGGCATCACGTGCATTAGGTATATCAAAGGTGGAGTTTGGTGTCATCAGTAGGATACTAGCATCTTGAAACCCATGCACGGCACGTATTTTCCCCAACCCTTTACGTAAAGAGTCTATGAAATCCTGTGGGGTACGCCGACCGGGGTACTGCTGACCCGCGTCGAGAGGTGCAGGTGAACCGTCAGCACGTAAATAACCGGGGTCATTAATACCCCACCGCAGTACGTACAGGTCAGGATTAGCGGCTATATCAGCATCAACATATGTATCAGCCCAGTGTGCAGTCATAGCACCAGAGTGTCCTGCGTTAATGGTGTTTAGACCATATGCGGGGGATGTTCCTTCATGCAGCATCCCAGTCTTAACCAACTCATTAAGCCTATAACCCGGTATTGTTCCAGCACCTACCGTAGTTGAGTCGCCCGAAAACAGTACCGAGAGGGTACGGGTTGGTTGATTCAGCTGGTCATGTAATAATCTGTACCACGTCGCTAGATTCTCTATCCCGGTAATATGTTGGTACGCATCTACGTATGTATTCTGCTTAACATAACCACCCACACCATACTCCACGACCGCCCCTTCCCCTAGGAACCCCACGCCATATGGGTTACTAAAGTTAGATACTAGGTACTTTTTACCTTTACGTAGTAGCACACCCTGTTGTTCATTAATACTAGAAGTAATAGCGGCAGTGTCTTCCGTGGTACCATTACCTACTGCCCCGTACATTTCGGGGGTTACTACTACAGTAGCATCCTGTACCGAACCGCTCTGTGATAAACTAATATCCGCTGCACTAGGTTGTACTAATTTTACCAATGACATATAATCCCCTTGTTATTTAGGCAGTGCCAGTACGGCTTCCTGCACAGATTTGAATTGATTACCAATTGCCTTGCTTTGCCATACCCGACGTTCCCATAACCCCCAACACACGCGGTTGCGCTTGCCCTGAATCACCTGCGAACAGTCGAATCGCCACTTGTTCTTGTTGTTAGGTACAGCTACCCAACCGACACCGGGACTCGTCTCCGATACCTTGTGGATGTACCGCCACGACAGCACAGCAGTAGCAGCCCCTGCGAAATCACTAACCATAAGTCGGCGCTTCACAAGACTACCGCTGAAACCCCAAATACCCACGTTGTACGTCATATCGATACTACCGAGCACAACCACATCAGGAAGGCTCTCAGGAAGCCCCTGTAGGGCTTTAGAATGCTCCTGAATACTAAGTGTCAGTTGAGCATCACACGCACCTCTAGTGAGCCGCATACCGCGTTTTACGTCCTTAGTCTCCCCGTAACAGATAGTCCAAACACCCGCACTGTCCAAGTATGACGTTTCGCTATAACCTTCATTGTGCTTAACCACTGCGGTAATGCCGCCGCCTAGGGCGGTCATACCGAGCAGAGCACCTGCTACCTTATTCCTTAGGCTCACGTAGTACATACCCCTTTTCAGCCGCACGTCGTACACCCTCGGCAAATACCTTGGAGTTCTTGTGCTTGTAGTACCAGTTGATACACAAGGTCGCTAAACCCATCAGGAAGCCAGCCACCATGAAAATCATGTTCCAGTTGAGGCCCCCCATACCCATCAGTAACGCACTGGTGCCGATAGACACCTTGCTGTAGAAATCCCCAACTAACTCACTTACCCAAGTACACACGAACAACCACGCACTATGCATCCTGTTTCCTCCGTTTAAGTGGTGATGGGACGAACCAGAACACAAGTCCAAGGACACTCGCCATCCCTATTGCAAACGCTCCCAGCAAGGCACCCGGTGAGCCGTTGGTAACCTTAATAGCTTCTGCCTGTACTGACCCAGCTTGGACCTGCTGTGCATGCTTAGAAGCGTTTACAGGGCCGTGTACGTCTTTAATCTCTGTTCGGTCTTCCTGCTTGACAGCAAGACCTACCCCCTGTTTGGTATTCTCCGCACCAACCTGTGCGGTAATCTCCGGCTTGTTAGGTGATACAGCGGACGCTACTGTACCTAACATTGATGTTGCTGCACAACCTTGTAGTGCCAATACCGTTGCGAGAACAAGTAGTGTCCGCATGTTATCTCCTTACGCTAATGTAATACCTGTTAGAACACCTGCCGTTACTACCAATGTAGCGGTAGTACCTGTACCTGTAGCAGTAATGGTGTCCCCATTATCAACGAGTGCAACCGTCGCTGCAAGGTTCACACCCGTCAGGGCACCTGCTGCAACTACCGCTGTGGCGTTGTGACTGTCTGCGCCAGCAGAGTTACGTACTGCCACTGTAGCGCCACTCGACACACTAGCGGCACCCGACGTACCATTAATAACTGCAATAGCTGTGGACATAGCATCGATAGCAGCTTGTACAATAGCGGCCTCCCCTGCTGTGGGTGTACGTGCTGACTCTGCATACACTTGGGACAGTGCGGCGAGGTTACTCGCCTTGTCACGTAGGGTCTGCCGTTGGGTTGCTGTAACTGTAGTTAAACTCATAATGTATCTCCTTATGCACCCGCTGCTGTGAACGCCGCCTTGAGCGCAGTAATCGCTGTCTGTAAGGCCGTAAGCTCGGCAGCGGAAATCTGCGAACTGTTCTGTACTAACTGCTGTACCCCGGGTACTACACGTAGTACTGCATCACGCATTGCCATGTTATTTGCCTGCGCGCTAGTGGTACCTACTACAATAGCCATAATATCTCCTTAGTGTAAACGGGAACGTGTTCCCTTGACTGGCTTCCGCACGGTATGTGCATAGCCCATTGGGTTACTTAGAAACTCTTGTGAGCGTTTGTTCTGTAGCTTCTCTGCCTCCTTCTCTTCGTCTGCACTTAGATAACCCTTCAACTCGTTAACCATGTGGGCTACAGCATCCGCACGGTCATCCTTAGCCAAAGAACCACGGTCGTACGTAATACCGTTCAACTGGAACAGTAGTGAGTACAAGTTACGCTTGTCTCGACTGTACTGAGACAGGTACTCAACATCCATCTCCATAGCACGCTCATGGATTACGAACTTGTGACGACGGAACACAGGGCCGAGGGTGTCGATGATACGACGTTCCTTCTGACCCTTAGCATAGATATCCCGTACACCAATCGTGGTAAGTTTACGACGAGCCAAGGCGTTCAGCACAACCATTGATGCTGTACCGTGACCCATGTTTGCCTCCATAACGATATCGGTAATACCGAACTCTTCACAGAAGTCAATCAGCGTATTACAGTTCTCTTCGGACAGACCTCCCTGTAGACCACCTACCCCGAACAAGTGGATGTACGAGTTAAGCGCCCCGCCAAGAGCGAACGCTACTTCGTCACCGCCGTTACCAGCAGGGTCGATTACCATCAGCTTGTGCTGGTAAGGTAGTAGAATGGAACCAACACCAGCGACGTTGTACATGACTTCCTGCTTAACACAATCAGGTAGGCTCTGTACGCGATGCTGTGGCGCTGCTGCGTAGTACATGACATCTGGTGCAGCATCAGTACCTAAGGCCGCTACGATAGCGTCAGAGAGCTTGATACGTGTACGCATGGCATCAGACAATGTAGTGTCCAGCATATACTGGAGTTGGTATCCCTCGGGCCCAAATTCCAGTTCTTTCTCAACACACAAGTCTTCATCGTAACGTGCAGGGTCAGCAGGTTCGCCGCGTGTACCATCCACACCACAACCGGAACGTGCAGCACCATCTTCAATAAGTCGCAGGATGTACGGGGCCAGTGTAGCGCCGTAGCGTTGCTCTTCTTCGATAGTAGGGATACGTCCGGGCCAGATACGCATCTCGTACCCACGGCTCACCAGCGTACGATAGATACTATCCTTCGTCTGTGGTGTACCCAAGTACAGAATCTTACCGTCAACGCAGATAGCACCGAACTCCTTAGAACGCAGGAGCAGGATTTCACGGTTGGTAGCGGTCAGACTGTTGTTAGTTGTCTCAATGTCATCAGGGATTAGCAGCGTAGCACGCTTACCCTGCAACTGTGCGGTAATACCGACACAGGCAACGCTGGGTGACTTACTAACTTCGCGTAGGTCGCAGTGGATATCGTAGTGCTCGTACGATGTACGGTCACCACGGGAACGGTCTGGTCGTAGATAACACAGGATACCCCAGCGTTCAATCAGCTGGATAACCAGCAGAGCAACCTCAGACGCCTGTGTCTCGCCACCAGATACAATAAGTACCCATTCGTTCCAGTTCTGGATAATACGCCATACTGCAAACAGTGCAGCCAGTGTACTCTTAGCCTCACCACGCTGTGCAGCGACCATGCTTTGACGGGGACCGTACTGCATGTACCGAGCAATATCACGCTGCATTGGGGTAAGTGTGTACCCCAAGAAGCGCATACCTAAATCTGCGAAGTCCTCAAACTCCGCAAAGATGGATTGCATCATGAAGCCGTACTCTTCCCGCAAGTCCTTCGGCATGGAGGCAGGACGGTCCGCCCACGCGGCTATACTCTGAGCCACAAGCCCCAGCCTGTGTAGTTTACGTTCCTGCATAACCCCCCCCCCCTTACTGTAGAATGTGTCCCATAGCATCATCAGACAGTGCGTTAGCGACACGTTTACGCTGCTCACGTTTACTATCTAAATCGGCTCGGAACTCATCTCGTAATTGCTTCATGTCGTCAGCATCTGCTGTAGCGGTAATCTCGTTGTCCTTTAGGAACTGCCGAATAACGCCGAGGTTAGCAGCAGGTAGTGGAATCTTATCAACAATAGATTGCCGCAGGTCCTCCAACATAACCTCTGCCAACATCTCATGCAACTCTGCTAACTTACTTTTAGGTGCTGCCATTATTCCTCCTTATGGATTCTCCAGTGCCTCTACACGCGCCATTAGTGCTAAGAACTGTGCCTGAGTAACCCCTTCCGGCGCGGCGTCTGTGTCCTCACCTAAGCGCGCAAATACAACAGTACCGGGTGCTACATTAGTAGCTAACCTAATCTGGTTGTTTGACACCGAGTAACTGAAACCCGGTACTTGGCACACACCATTAAGGTACAACGCTGCCTTAGTAAATAGGAATGGCGGCGAAAACACTAAGGTAGGTTCCGTTGTGATAGTGTACCACGGATAACTGGTGGTACCACCTGTTACGAAGGTTTCTTCCAGACTGGATACCCTGTCGCTTACCCCATCCAACTGACCCTTATTAATGGCATCCTTATCATCAGTACCGTCGCCTAAGTTTGTGATTTTGAACCCATTCATGTTCAGTGGGAAGAACAGCCCCGTAAGGCCGTTCCCCTCAGTAAACTCTTGTGCTAGGTAAATCATCTGCTTAAAGTTCTCATCCAGCGTGTCCCGCGTAAACGCGGCACCACCATCATAGATATTGAACGCCCGGTCGATATTAGTGTTACGACGTACTGTGATGTACTCGCCATTAGGTATCGGTACGTTGGTCAGCAGGTTGATGTGTGTATCACCGTCCCACTGCCAATCATCGCCCAGTACCATAGGTACAGTGGACAGATTGCGGTACAGTGAAATGTCGTCCTTCTCGAAGTACTCAATACTCAGAGCAATTCGGGATAGCGAACCATCAGATACAGCAATCTGAACTGAATACATTTATCCTCCTTATTCATCATCATCTGCCATGCTTGCACCCATAAGGCGCATACCCGGCATAATACTTAGGAATGGAACAGCCTTGATAACGCTCTCCGGTTTAACCTCACCGTTTGCAATACCACTCATAGCGGAGTGCATACGGTCAACTAGCGACAATGCGGCGATGTTATTACTGGCACCGTTAGCCATGAAGTCTACGGCGAAACCCGCCCAGCTCATCATAGGTACCTGTACCAACGCACGCTGTGCCACTGACTCAGGTGTCAGTTCTTTACCTGCCATAGCCAGGGAGACTATGCTACTCAACGCAACCAGTGGCATCTGGTAGGCCATAGCCATAGCAACACCGGTAGCACCGTCCAGTGCAACAGTACGACGTAGAATCTTGTTCCACGCCCCCGCCACAAATGTCATGTACGGTAGTACCACTTTACCTACAGAACTGAACTGCATCCAAGCAGGGATTTCACCCAAGCGGTTCTCCAGTACAATAGCGTCAGCCATGTTATGCGTTACCGACTCGATGTGAGCACGTACATCATTAGGCCATGTACGCATGTCAGGGTCACGGGCAGTAGCTGCCTTCAACCGGTTCAACAGGTTGTCAGTCATACCGAAACGCTCTAACGCAGTAACAGCCGAGGCATTACCCCGCACTGCATCGTCTACTGTATCAGCGATTAGGCCCGCCACTAACTTAGACTGCCCCCTACGTACGAACTCCATCCCGTTCACAAAGCGTGTACCTTGCCCTAGCTGCTGCACGTACCTATGAGCAACACCCAGCGAACCAATGTCACGGTTATCTTCTAAGTGTGTCAGGACGCTACGGTACTTACCGGACAGCACATGACGTGCCTCAATCACATCACGGAGACGTGAGCCGTAGTCAGCAGACCGAGCCAGCACCAATGCATCCCGCCCGAACTGTGTATCACTGAACGCACGTAACGTCTTCGTAATACCGAACTGGTGGACCATCAGAGCCATATCAGCCAATTGGTAGATACCGGAGTTAGCAAGGTTCAACGCACCCCCGATGATACCGGCACTACGTAACAGGTCAGGAACGTTCTCCCCTGTAGGGTAACCGAGCAACTGGTTGACAGTGTTATCGAAGTTATGCAGGGCTTCTGCTGGGTTAGCAGAATCCGCAGCGGCACCATCGATAGCCTTAGTCACATCACGTAGGTCAGGGAAGCCAGCTTCTGCCAGACCAACACGACCAGCCATACGGCGGCTGTAGCCTTCCATCAGACCCATCACGTCGTTGTTAACGAACATGCTAGGGGAAATCAGCTTACCAGACTTCGTAGTGTACGTAGCCGTCATGTCGAACTCAGCACGGTGGCGTAAGTTACGGACCTTGTTGGCGTCTGTACCAGCGATACGAATCTCGTCAAGGAAACCCTTAATCGTGTTATCCGTAGCGCCCAGTGCTTCCAGCGTATTCTCGATGTCATCGAATGACATACCAGCGATACTCTGGCGGTAACCTTGTACGTGTGCTGCTTGGTCCTGCATGTTATCAAACATCTTGGAACCGAGCTTCTGTGCAGTAGCATCCTCAATATTACTGTGCGCGAACATGCGCTTGAACTGCTCAGTGTACATGCCCACGATATCCGCACGGGTAACGTCTGTGTTGGTGCGCATGTACGCATTCAACTTAGAGCCACTGTGCTGTCGTGGTAGGTAGTACGGAGAGTCAGCAATATCGTTAGCCCCAGCAATACCCGATGCACGGATACGGCGGAGTTGGTCTGTAGCCCAGTCTGAACGAACAAACGCATCAACGATGGTGTTGACGTTAGGGTCTGAGTTAGGAAGGATTGCCTGCCCTTTTAAGTGGCGCTCATGGTTCTCAGCGAGCTGTTGAGACACCCGACCACTTAACTCTTGCTGTGCTTCCTTGTAACGGACTGGGTGGCGTAAGCGTTGAGTCAGAGGCCAATCAGCGGACAGTGCCTGACGCAGTGCATCATCGACCTGTGCCAGCGCTACGCTAGAGGCCAAGTGGTGCGCCCTTGCGTAGTGTGCAGCAGAGTTAGCGCTAGTGCCAGTAGCATCGACAACCAGTTGGGCGGCGAGTGTAGCGGCTTTTGCGCCGTATGAACTGAGACGCTCATACAGTGAGAAGTTACGATTAAGAGCACCCATGACCTTGTTGTGAGTACCAGTTAGGTTAGGTGCTTGTAGTACAGGACTCTGCAAGTTCGGGACAGGGTTAGGGTTACGAACGAACGTAGCCTTGTCTGTCATCGGCAGGGAAATCAAATCTTCGAAAGCGTGCAGTGTTGCATCAAGCGCGTTACCTGTCGGTGCAGCACCAGTCAACATCTGGATAACCTTCTGTACTACCTCAGTGAAAAGGTTGCCAGAGGCGCCGGGCACTTTGATTTGTTTGAGGTGGTCACGGAACGCAGCAGAGTTAAACAACTGTGCGATGAACTCATCAGGTGAGTCTAGACCATAATTCACGTTGTAACGGCTGAATCTACCCGCAGGTAGATTCTCTGCTGTAGTCTGAGAACGCACGTACTGGCGAATTTCATCCAGACGACGCACCGCATCGTACTGCGCACCTTCTGTCAAGTGTCCGCGCTCCACAGCGTGGATGGTACGGGTGGTCTTAGCGTGAACAGCCTCATGTAGAACAATCGCCTTATCGTACGTGCTCATGTTCTTAATCTGCTCTTCCAGCGTGTACTGTACCGGACCGTCTGTGTAGATGCTCGCCTTCATAGTACCGTCAGCATGTAGACGTACGTACGAACGCATGTCCTTCGGTGAAGCACCACGGACAACAGCAGGAATAGCCTCATCAGCTTCCAGTGACTGCAACAGACGGGCACCGAGTACACGGATACCTTCTGGCAGGTCATCACCTACGTTAATAACGGTACGGACTAAGTTAGTCACGTCAGTACTGATATCACCACCACGACCTGTAAGAACAGCGACGTGAGGCTTACCAGAGAAGTAGTCAGGGTTAATGTTAGGGTAATCAGCATCCGGTACTACCGTAGCTGTGGTTGGGTTAGTTGGGGTAGCGTCATCCGATGCACGGGCAACCTTACGGACGCCGGGGATTGCACTCAGGGCAACACCCACGCTTGTGCCGATAACATCCAGTGGTGTGATAGTACCACCCTGTGAAGCCAAGCCAAGAGCTGCTGTGTTAGCAGATAGGCCGATAGCCATACGGGTACTACGTGCCAGCTTAGCCAGCGAACCTACACCACCACCGATGACCATATCTACGTCAAGGATACTGGACGCAATGGTAGTCATCATGTTCTGACCCATCGCGTCGTAGTTCTCGCGAGTGGTCTGCACGCGTGCTTTACGCTGTGCGAGTTCTGCATTAGAACGGGAGTCAGCTAAGAACTCCAGCTCGTCAGCCGTGTACTGACTGACAGACTCACCCAGTGACTTGGTTACGTCAAAACCTTCCTCAGAGGGGATGCTTGAGTACTCGATACCACGCAGGGCTTTAGCGCCGATGCTTTCACTGAGTGTAGCTTTGAATGAGTCCGTAACACTGGCAGTAGGGCGCTTCATGGCCTCTACTAAGGCGGAGGGGTTTACCCCCTCCAACACAGTGTTGTCCGGAGTAACATAACCACCCACATCCGGATTAGCGGATACAGTAGCATCTCGTGCGTACGCGGTGCTATCAGGGCGTAAGTGAATCATTATTGCTCCTTAACGTCTATAGTAGTTTGATGTGGATTGGTACATTGCTAATGAACCTAATAGAGCCATGCGGTCTTTGTTTCTGCGACTATCAGCACCACCAGCGTCCTTCCATAACGGGGTTTCTCTAATACCTTGTAAGTCTTGTACAGGTGCCTCAGATAAAGCTATCTGAATATACTTATCAAATGCATCCGAGTTACCTGAGTGGTACGTAGTCTCCACCAGAGCGTTAAAGATGTAGTTCTGCATGTAGCCCGGAAGGTTACGATACTGGCCCATCTTCGACATCACTTGTGGGTACACCTTATCGTTCAGGTACATATTGAACTTATCAGCAGCTACCTGTGGTGTATCCGAAGCCTGCTTAACGTACTTCTCTTCATTCAGTGGCGCACCCGTTGTCGGGTGAGTAGCGAGAACGCTAAAGCCCTTAGACGGTGTGTACCCTTCGTACGTGACCAACTGATTGACAGCACCCATAAGGACTGTACTATCGATACCGAAGTTGTTCTGCGTATTGAACTGAACGAAACCAGCGCCGGGGATATTCAGGTTACCCTGTTGATTCCCCTGTCCAGAGTTGGTGATAGTGTTCTGCACACCCTGCACCGTCTCACGGAAAGCGTTGATAGGGATAGTCCCACGGCTCGTACCGATTTGGTTATCGGCGTTCACACCCTGAAAGATAAGTTCCTGCGTGAGCGGGTCATAGTCCATCTGTAGGGATGTGGTCTGCGGGTACTGTCGCTTGAAGTTCGTTACTGACTCCTGCAACGCTGTGCTGATAATACCGTTGTCTGTAGTACCGAACACCTTCTGCTTGTCACCCACCGTAGGTAGGATTAGCAGGGCACCATTATCGGAACCATCAGATACACGTACAGTACGAGCCGCAACCTTACCGACTAACCATGATTTCAAGTCATCACCTTGTAGGGATGGCAGGGAACCACGTTGCTGGTTGTACACGTACTCACTATTCAACGCACCGTTAATCTGCGATACACGCGCTTGTGCAACTTGCTCATCAGCATCAGAGGTGAATACCCATGACTGGATACCCAGCATGTTACGGTTACGTGCATCCTTACCTAGACCGAAGTCAAAGATACCAGCACTAACATCACTCTGTGAGACCAGTAGGTCGCTAGGCATATTCGCAGGCAGTGACAGAATCTTACCAGCCGCGATGTCCTGTGCTCGCTTACCAACAACGTCGGCAAGGTCACGGGCATCAACGTTCTGTCGGATACCGTACACTACAGGGTCAGGAAGACCAGATAGTAACTGATTAGCCTGTACTTGGTTACCAGCAGCCAGTGAAGCGTTGTAGGCCGCCTGCAAGCTAGCTAATGAGTTCACCACTGTAGTAGGGTACTGCGGGCGTCCTTCGGCATCCGTCTTGAGGTTACGCCAGTCGATACCCGCTAATGATTGGGCGTCCTGCTGGAGCATCTCAATACCAATACCAGTCATGTCGTGAGCACCAGAGCGTAAGCCGCGTTGCATCAGCGCCAGACCGCCACCGGAGTAACCGTTACCTTGTGCTGCGTACAGCTTAATGAGGTCACCCTTTGTCTTATCCAGTGATTGACCAGAAGCAACAGCGATATCCGTTAGCGTAACACCATTGATGTATGCTGCCTGAATCTTATCTGCCTTTTGCATCTTCAATCGACGCTGTGATTCTGCATCAACCATAGCATACCCAGTAGACGGGGCCAACTTACGTTGTTGTACCGCGTTCATGATAGTGCCGATGTAGCTATCCATCGGGTACTGTTCGCTTACGGTTTTGTAATCCAGAACAGAACCGACCCTTGAGTTGTATTCATAAAGCTGAACACCCTCATCAGATGCACGTTGGTTGTAGTACTGCTGTGCAGAACTCATGATGTGTGTCTGCACATCCGTAGGCATGTTCTTGAACTCAGCCAGACCTTGGATGTATCCAGTAAGCGCCTGCATGTCATTGGTGCCGCCGGCGTTAGCAAAGGCGTTAACAATGAACTGAGATGCAAACTTGACCTTACTGTCAGCGGTCAAACCGTCATCATGCACAATACTCGACAGGTGTCCGTTCACGTTCTCCAGAGCCTGCATTGTATCGCCGTTCTGCTGTGCAGTTATGAAGTTGGCGATAGCAGCGTTACCACGCGCTCCCCAGCTTTGCTCTTGCAGTACAGCAGCACGTTTCAAGTTCAGGTCTTGGTAAGCGCCGTTGGCAGTGTTACGGGAGTTCTCTACCTGACCTAGCCATGTCTGCCAGTCTTGGTCACGTAGGTTAAGACCTTGTGCGCCTGCCTCAGATAGAAGCTGGTTGGTCTGTTTTGAGATGTATGCGGAGAACTCTTCTGGTGTCTTACCAGAGTTCACGTACTCCTGTGCTTTGTTCTGAATGTCCAACTGGAACTTGGCTAGCGCGGTGTTAACCGTGGCGGAGTTGTACCCCTGCTCATACGCTGCCTGTGTGAAGAAGTTCTGCACTTGCTTCTCTTGCCCAGTCAGGGAATCTTGTTGACCTTCTAAGTAGCCACGGGCTGCTGCCTTGTTCGCTACTTCTTCGCCTGCTTTGACGGCGGAAGGTAACAGATTCTGCCAGAACGCGCTTACACCGGGTCCGGTATCCTCTGGTGGGCGGTACACGGGTGCTACTACACCTGCGCTCTGGTATCCGGTAAGGCCCGGAACCTGTACCCCGCCTTGCGTTGGTTGACGTACTGGCATATCTGCTCCTTATAGTTTCAATCTTGTTGACAGGTTAGGTGCGCGGGTGCCTGCTGCTGCTGAGATAGGTGCTGCCTGTGTCGGTTGCATAGCCTCCCCGCTCCAACTTAAACCAGCCATCTTATTACCTGCGATACTTGTACCGATAGAACCGACCATACTACCCAATCCAGCGTAGTCCGTAGGGACAGGGCCAGACAGTTCCTTGATAGCGTTACGTGCTGTGTCGATAGTGGCAGATACCTGAGAGTCAAACGACAGCTCCTGTACCTCTGCGTTACGCATAAGGTTACCCTCAGCCATATCTAACTGCTGCTGTACGTCCAGTAAGTTCTGTGTTACGGATGCACCCATTGTGTCAGATGCAGCGGCTTGTAGGTTACGCGCAGAGGTTTCAGTCAAACCCTGCCGTCGTGCTGTATCAAGAGCCTGTGCCGTCTGTGAGCGAGCAACAGCACGGTTGATGTTAATCTCAGTAAGCTGCCGTGCAGATGTTGCACGCACGGCGCTGTTGTATGCTGAGATAGCTTCGTTCTCTTGTTTCTGCTGTTTTGCTGCCTGCTTGTAAGCCAGACCCCCAGCCAGAGCTTGGGCGGCGACTGCTGCAAACATCCAAATCATAGTCTTTTCCTCCTTGCTCTGTACTGTAGGATGTACTCAATGTCTAGGATGCATAGGTCGGTGTCGGCATCCGATTCGAACGTAGCCACAGTCTCCTGTGCCTGTGCTCGTACAGGTACTACAACACGACCTAATGACGCACTTGTAGGTTCATTAGGCAGTAGCTCCACGTTGGAATAAACCAAACTGGAGTACGTACCATCGGCGAGAACACGGGAACTATCTGAGATAGCGGCGTGGAACTCACCTGAGTCTTTAACAGTCAACTCGTACCGGACTAGCAACGTTCTACTCGTACCGATAACGACACCGTTGGCATCACGTACCAGCGGCGGCGTAGGTGACAGTACACTCATATACCGTAACCCAAGGAAGTACTGCCCACTAGGGACGTTACGCACTGTACGGACCTCCCATGTAGTGGTGTCGATGGATTCGATACCAACCCACATACCACCTTTACTGGTGTCAGCAAAGGTCAGGAAGGGTTCAACACCTGATAAGTACGCATTGCGCAATTGGACAGGAAACGTTGTTACACCATCTGTCACGGTCACCAGCGAGTACAGGTCTGAGAACGGGCGGGTGTACGATAGGTACGTGGTACCTGCCTGCGGTTCGACTGTGCCCACCACAATGGTGTTACCATCACGCATACCCAAGTACACGCGGTCCCGTACGAACCATGCACACACAATAGGATAAGGTACACTCCACTGGTGCCACGCAGACTGTACCTTTTCATCACCAGACCACAAGTAGTCTTGGATGAACACGGAACGGTCATCCCCTGTGCAGAGTAACACACTGGAGTTTGACGTAGTGCTAGCGGTGATGCTTCGAATACTTCCGGGCATGTACCTTGGGATATGTGCAGTCACATCGTTTGACGTGTACTGGGAATCCGTCGTGTTACTCGGAATCATCTCCAGAATACCAGCGAAGGATTCAGTACGGGGCATAGGGTACAACACAGAGCGTCCCACTACCGTAGGTGCCGCAAGCGTATCCGTCGTGTACTGTGACGTGATAACAATCTGTGCAGTCTGTGGTGTAATAGCAGCGTTGCTACTAGGCACAACAGCCTGACATGAACGGGAGAACAACAGCAGGTCTTTGTTGAACTGTACGCAGTGGCTAAAGTTAGTGGTGGTAGCGGCACCAGAGAACACGTTGATAGGGTCATCGGTAAGTAAAGAGGTAACCGTACTACGGTACCAGCGCTCCGACATACCGGAAGCACTCATACAAACCTCTGGCCCTGCCAAGATAACCAAGCGGCCTTGATATACACCGAAACCTGTTAAACCGTGCTCAATAAAACCGGGGTCTTCATTCGTGATATCCGAACCGGCTAAGCGACCTTCGTACTCAGGCGTACTGACGGTGTACGTCCCATCCAGTGACAACTTGATGGGCATACCTGAAAAGCCTGTAGGGCTTCCGTAAGCACCGACCTCTTTCCAGACGGACGTGCTTGACTCGTACTCGTACCACGTAAAGGAACGTGGCGTTGTACCTACCGCACATAATACACCATCCGCAACGGTAGGTAAACGTGCCGGTAAGTCAGAGAGCAGTGTCACCCGTGACTGGTTACTTGCCGTAGCGTAAGTGGAGCCTGCGTTAGTCGTCGCCGATAACGTAGCAGTAGCACTCACCAAGTACATGTACGCATCAAAGGCGTGTGCCGTAATGCCGTGTGTACCGGTTTCTGCATTAATGAGGGTTACCAGTTGACTGACAACGTACGACGGTTTTGCTAAGTCAGCATCCCCACTACCCTGCCCATTAGGCGTCCGGTGGGTGTACGTGTACGTACCTGTACTGTTTGATAACGTAATGTCATAATCTTTACTGAATGCAGGTACCCGCACAAAGAAGAACCCAGTCTTAGTGGGGTCCTGTTGCGTCGTCGTACCATGCACCAGTGTAGGAGCCTGTTGGGTGTTGGCTAAGTACAGGTCGCCGCGAAGCGTACCTGTTTGGATAGCGTTGGCATTACTGGCTTGCAGATACGGGTACGTACCGTTATGCAGTACGGTACCGAAGTCCTCTGAGAGAACCACCAGCTGCCCATCCTCTGTGTTCACTAGTACGTGGTTGGTAGCGTCCGCCACATCGACGTACGTAGCAAACACACGGTTATTGAAATTGGCTGTGATTGGTAGGGTACTCAGATACCGAGCACCCGGCCTACGCCGGTTCCCGTTCACCACATCAGACAAACGGTTCAGTTGAACAGAGACTTGTCCGTCCAGACGTTCACGCGGAACCTGCTGAGACACGCCCTGCATTAAGCTCTTAATCGCGCCATCGAACGCCATACTGTATCTCCTTAACCACTCAATGAGTTCTGATAACGTGCCCACTGCCTACGGCGGCGGGTACTGTGCTTCATGTTACGCATATGCTGTTCTTCCAGTAGAAGCATAGCAGTGGCCTCGTTCTGTGCAATATCGGAGACAGACGAATCGTTACCGAAGTCACCCACGTACACAGCACGGGCTGCCCTGTAGGTAACCACGGTTGCGGCACTCTCTGGTAGGTCGCCGAACGCTAAGTTAGCCGTAACCTGAATACTCACAGGCCCGTCGAAGTACGTGCTGTTGCGTGTATTGTCGTACAGATAACCGTTTCGGCGACTGTAGATGGTGTAACCATCCATACCCTTGATAGCGATAGCATTAGCAGGGTACGCGATTTGGTTCACAGTGTTGGGGTACATCTCTTCGTACCCGATGTTGAACCACCAACCACGCTCCAATAGCAAACGCTGCTTTGTGTCCAACATCTGTTTAATAAGGTCCACGGACGGGTGCCGGGAGTCTACGCTAGTTACACGCGCCTCACCGATAACGGTAAGACAGGTGTTGATTGCATCTAAATATTCCATCTTACCTCCTGTGCTTGTGTATAATATTCAAGGGCCACCCGAAGGCGACCCTTTGATATTACACCTGCTATTATGGCAGGTTAGTCAGGCGAACCACAAAGCTAGTGTCAGGACGACGCTGGCCTACGGTGTACAGCGTGAAGCTGTCCAGAATGTCCGAGAAGTTCGGGTTGTCTGGATACTTGTTGGTAGTCATAGGCTTAGCCTCGACAGTAACAAGCGTCATCTTCGGATGGTACACGACCATCTCACACGCAGCATCCGCTGCGGTCACGTTGAACGCAACACCCAGTGGGTGGTTGGTGATTGCAGCGGTCGGGAAGCGGGCAGATTCAACGATACGGATACCGTTAATCATACCAACACGACGCTGTGCAAAGTTGGCGTTATCTGCGGAGTAGTCCACGTTAACGAGCTTCTCAGCATCCAGCAGGATACCGAACACGCGTGGAGATACCACGGTGATGAACTCGGTGATGGAACCACCCAAGTCACGACGCACCATCTCTTCAACACCCTGACGGTGTGCAGCGATGATATTGTCAGCGAACACCTCACGGGCAGCGTCATACGCAGCCGTGTATTCCAGACCGTCGAAGAACGCAGGTTTCAGGTCTGCCGGTGCAACCCAAGAACGCGCCTTGATAATCTGAATTAGGTGCGCTTGGTCGAACAGACGGGCGTGCTGCGAACCGTGCTGTTGACCAATCTCAGCCCAGCGGTCCGGGGAAGTCCAGTCATCCTGCCAATCCATAACGGTACTTGCGTACGTCACGGTATCGACAGTGATAACCAGCTTGTCGTTCTTCACAGACTCACGTACCAGTGCTTCGCCGGACTTACGACCGCGAATCTGGACAGTGTTCATTCGGTCGATACGCGCTTGGTTGGAGCGGTCTGCGACAGAGATGTACGTGCTGTTTGCACGGAAGAAGGAATTATACAGGAAGCCTGTATCGACATCGCCTTCGAAAATCTCCAAGTGAATATCAACGTCGGAGTTCTGACCGGCCCAGTGGGTACGAGTTAGGTCTGCTTTGTATGGGGTATCTGCCATGTTTTAAATCTCCTTTATTTGCCTAAAGTTTTGCCAAGACGGCGTAGTTCAATGAGGCGGTCCATATCAGAACGATACGAACGAGCCATTGGGTTGAGCTGTTGTCGAGCTGCTCTGAATTCATCGGCAGACAGCCCCTGCGTTGGAACAACACCCGCAGCGGCAGTCTGTCGAGAACCGTCACGCTCTACAAAAGCACCTGATTGTTTACCGAATTCAGAAATCAATGAAGCAGCTTCACGTACCGCATCAGGGTCTCCTGAGTCCAGCATCTTGCGTACTACTGACACCATAGCAGGTTTAGCATGCTCACGGAATACCGTTACACACGCATCGAACTGTTCCTTACCACCTGCCGTGGTGTACACGGAATCCAGTAAGTCCTGTTGTGCTTTGGTGTCCGCCTCAAATACAGCTTCTGCCAGAGCAATAGCCTGTTCTGCCTTGTCACCAAAGCGGGTCTTCAAGTACTCTTTGTCGATGTACTTGACGTCACCTGCCTCATACGCAGCTTCCATAGCCTTTGAGATATCCGCCTCAGTAGTACCCGTCGCAGTGACGAATGCACTTACAGCGATATCCAGTGCCTTGTTACCAGTGGCGCGAACCTCCGGTGTGTTGGTAGATTCTTCCTTAACCTCCGGTATTTCGTCCGGTTTAGCGGCGCGTTCCTGTGCTGCTTCATCCACAACCTTACCAGCCTCGTCCGCCTTACCTTGCCGGACAAGAGCTAAGATTTGGTCCAGTTTACTGGTTTGGGATACGTCACCCTGCTCCTGCGGTAATGCCGGAACAGATTTGTTACTCGGATTACTATCACCGAATGCGTTATCAGTGTTTAGGGGTAATGCACCGGGGATTACTTCATCTGCCATTGTTAGAGTCCTGTTTGTTGGATTGTCTCGGCTACACCAGCCAAGCTAGGGTCAATAGGTTGTTGCTGTTGTTGGAGCTGCTGTAGTTCTTCCTCGGTACGGTAGATGTCTTTGGTGTTGATACCGAAGCCATTGAGCACCATGTCTAGAACCTTGTCAGGGTCAACCCTTGGGGAGTTCGTAAACACTGGGAGAATTTGAGCGAGTGCCTGTGACGCTTGGATTAGCTTCGTTACATCGATACTCCGATTCAACGCAGCCACACCAGTAAGCACACTCAGCGATAAACCCTGTGATAACAGTTCGTTAATGAACGCCTGATTCACTTCCCAGCACAGGATGTGTGCTAACGGGATGTGCAGCGTATCAGCGATAACAGAGTACACACCGCCTAAAGCAGATTCAGCCTCTTCGGCATTCTGTCTAATCTCTTCGGCAGTAACACGCTCTGCTTGACGCTGGTTCTGGACGTACATAAACGCAGGGGCTAATCGGGATGCAATAGCTTGCAGCTCGTTCATCAGAGCAGCAATCTTGTTGTAATCACCAGCCTCATACGCTTGAACCTTTGTAGGGTCACCGCTTACCCAAGCACCTGATTCCTCTTGGGCCATACTGTCCACGTCTACTTGAGAGCCGGGAGCAGCCATGTGCAGTACACGACAAGCCTCAATCTCATACAGAGCGAGCGCCTCAGACAAGGAGCTTAGCTTGGATAAGTCACCAGCGTAATCCTCAACCAGACCTCTTCCGTATGTCTCACCTGTTACCAAGTTCCACACAGCAGGGATGTACGGACAGATAGCCTCTGGATAAACCTCGCGGTTGTCCAGCATTATACCACCTTCCACTTGCTGCGTTACTACGAACACATCACCAACGATACGGCGTTCTCGTTTCACCCGTGTGTACAGACAGATACCGTCGTCGCCTTTCCTGCCTCGGTACGCAGAGCGCACTTCAAGCGGAAGTTCAGATAGTAGCGTCCGTTCTTTCAGGATAATATCGTGAACCTTACCGGAACCATCGCGCAGCATACTGTACTGCCGAATGCTATAGGCGTTCATGTTTCCCGTGGTTGAATCACGATACAGCAGAACGTTCCCAGTGACAATCAGAAGTTTCATCGCATGCACCAATTGGTGGTACGAACTCTTCAAGAAAATCCTGCGGAACGCATTGTTCTCCAGTTCGGATAACCCGTTAGCCAAATCAGAGGCTTGGGCACCCATCATCTCAGCCAACATTTCGGCATCGCCTGTGCTGTCGATTCTAAAGAACGGTTGGTTGGATGGGAACAGCAGCCGTGTTAACTTAGCTGCGAGCATGTTTGTGTATAAGGCACCCACACTCTGATAGTCCCGACGTACCTGTACTCGTCTACCGTCCCGTAAATCCGGGTCAGCATACACAGTAGGCACAGTCCAGTGAGCGTATTCCTCAGTCTTGAGGATAGCGCTGTCGTCCCTGTACTTGGTGTACAGGTTCTCGTAAAGGTGGTTACCGTGCATGATTAAATCCCCAGTGTGCTTGAGATGGTTCCAGCGCGGCGACGTCTGTTATCCACGCTTGACGCAGCATCTGCTGCCGAACCACCAGCCTCGACTTGGGCAATGTTATCGGTTCCTTGTACACCGAGAATGTTCGCATTAAGTTGCGAGTTCAGCGATGCTTGGTTACGTGCAATCTCGTCTGCTTTAGCCCGTTCTTGCTCTGCTCTGAATCCGTTGATATCCGTACCTAGATACTTATCCAGTACGTTATCTACCATACCTGTAGCACCAAAGCTAAGTTTATTATGGATAGGGGCTACTGCTTTAAAGAACTTGTTAATACTCTTAGACATTAATCCTCCAGTACTTAGTAGTGAGAGTATAGAAATCTCTTCTATGAGTGGTACTGTACCATGTATCCTTTCCTCCCCTTATAAGTGTCGTTCTATGCTCATTGAGCAGTAAACGGACTATCTTAGCAGAGTGTTTGTGAGGTAAGACAACGAAGTTAAGTACATGTTGACCTGTCCCATTGAAGTGCATATCGTACATGCTCTCGGACACAGTAATACCACCGACTGGGGTATCACCTTCGAAACACATGAACATACTCCCAGTTGTCCCTTCTAAGAGGACACGCTCTAAGTACTCACGTTTGCTGAATTCTAGTTTAGGATACTCGTACGAGTCGTAGAGCCTGCTAGCCATCTCTGCCAACAGACCCACGTCTACGTTAGGAAAGTACTTCACGCTGAACATATATCACCTCAATACGTGCGTCCATCCTAATCTGGTCAAGTACGGAGCGTTGGCCTGCTCTGTACTGTAGTTCCGAGTAACTCTGGCCAGAGCTGTTTATCTCAGGGAACAGTCGTTCTAAGTACAGAAGCTGTTCTACCGAGAACCTCGGATGTTTGTTTACCGGTTTACTTGATGACATAACATCTCTCCGGGGCGGTGGGGTGATACGTCCTCTTTGCTGCTAAGTAGGCAGTCTGCGCCTCTTGTTTAGTAGCAAAAGAACCTAAGCTTACCTGTTTACCATCCAAATATATACGCGCCTGATACCTACCAGCAAGCGTCAACTTGTAACCTTTAGCAATACGGTTGTGTTGGTTCACCTGTACATTTCCGGCGCGGAGGTTGTTAGGTTGGTTGTCCTTACGCACTCCATTTATATGGTCCACCTGCTCTGGTAGGTAACCATGCATAAGTGCGAATACCGCCCTATGTGCAGCTACCCTTTGGCCCAGTATACGTCCGTAAAAGTATCCCGGCCCATCAGTACTGGTCAGAGCGGGCTTACCCACTTCTGACCTACCATTCTTGGGTATCTTCTTCCATACTAACCCTGTGCACGAGTTATCGGAGATAACCAAGTATTCTCGAATTAATTCTAGCATCGCGCTTCACCTCTCTGGTTCGTCACACTTGGGAGATACCGAGCGCATCCTGTGCAGTCCTCGCTTTCTCCCCTTATAAGTGTCGTTCTATGGATTAACACATAAAGAACTGTGATTCCTTGACTTTGTTCAGGTCCAGCGTACCACGCGGAGGCAACTCAATAACCTCTTCGGAGTACTGCTGTACACAGTCCACTAACGCCTTTAACGGGTCGTGGTTCTGGTGCATATCTGCAAACGTATCCCGCAACACGGTATGCAACTCATCCACATCACATGGGTGGGTGGCGAATGAATCGTGGATAGGTAGGATACTCTCACCAAAAGCGTCAATAGCGATTGTCAAGTGTGCAGAGTCCAAGTTATGTGTAAAGTTCGGTGAGATACCGCTGATTACCTTGCTACGCTGCATCTGTGTATCGTCGAACGTACGCATAACGAGTTTAATGCCCAAAGAACGCAGCTCGATACGTGTAGAGTCTTCCTGTGCGTAGTGCTGTACCATCGGGAAACCAGCGGGGGAGACACACCGGATAGGTTTATCCAGAGGCATACGCCCAGCAAGGTCACGTAGAAAGCGCATACAGTCAGCACTTGCAGGTACAGCCGCCTCGATACCCTTACGCAGATGACGAGACACGTACGCGGCTAACTTGAACAGGCTGTAGTGCTCAAGCGGTTCCAAACCACGCTCACGCATATCCAAGTACACGTACTCCGTACAGGAGTTTAATGTACCGCCGTACACGTACGTCATACTTAATGTTCGACAAGGTTCGCTACTCCTTGCCCGTTCTCTTATGAACTGCTGTATGTCCCCATACAGAACGGACTATATCATCTCAGCTTTCGCTGGCTTGGCGCTTCCACCCGCTTGGGTGTACTCCCGTTAGGGATAGTCTCTACACGTTCAACACAGCACGACACATTTCTATAAATTGAGCTTGGGTTTGGTCTCCTTTGGTGCGGTTGACTCGCCAAGATACCCATTGCACATTCCCCGGTGTATAGCCCGCACCCGCAACAATCTGGTCCAGACTTCCTACATCCAAGGAACCTTTCGTCATGTTTATTGGAAGCCCACTAATGGAACAGTACCCCGTCCAACTAGCTAACAACTCATCAAAGGTAACTGTTACATTATCAGAGCGCGCCTTGGCGTCTGATAAGCGACTCCGTATGAATGAGTAAAGTAACTGTTGCTCCGGGTTTCTGTTCCTGTTGGGTTTCTTATAGTCTGGATTACGTTGTCGCCACTCCTTGGCGTATTCTGAGGCGCAAGACTTACAGCGGCTGCTGTAACGCTGTGCTTTAGGTGCCCCTCGAAAAGTATTCTCAGACCTGCCTGACTTTGAGAAATGGTCAATACTTAATAACTGATTACACGCGGAACACTGCTTACTTTCCATAACACCTCCTGTGAGGTGCCGTGCTGTGTTGCTTCGCTCGGGATTGGCTGTTCTAGCTGTCCCCCGAATTCACCAAGTTTTACACCCGCCATTAAACGTTAACGGGTCGTTTAGCCATACCACGCGGGATACCGTGAGTACCCCAGTACACCGACTGCTCGATGTTGTCACGGTCGCGCTGTACATTAGCCACCGCAATCGCAGCTACACCTGCGTAGATATCCTCCTTCTCCACACCATTGTTAGGGAGTAGATTAGTGAACATACCGCCCACAGGGTCACGCATTACAGCACTGAGGTGTTGTAGCCCTGAACAGGTTGCATCCATAGCAACCGGTACACCTGTCTCCCACGTCTCCGGCGTACCAGAGTCGATAGCGCCCAGCATATCCTTAGCTGCAACGTAGAAACACCAGTGGGAATCAGCAGCACGGAAGAAGTCTGAATCCACATGATTTTCCACTGCCTCCCGAATCAAGGCCATGTTGTCATCTGTCCACGTAGCACGACGGTCGAAGTTAGCTTTATCGAACCCGTAACAGGTGGCTACGTGTACCTTCAACCAGTACAGACCACGTTTACCCAGCGGCTTCTTATTGGCGAAACTCAACGAGGCTTTAACAAAATCAGTACCTTGTGGGTTGATGCTGGAGTGGAAGTACAGACGCCCGCGCCAGTCAAAGTACGTGGGGAAGTACAGGGTATCACCACGGAACTCTGTCAAGTACTTCAACATTAAGGAGAATTGGAGTACGTGACCCTTACGCTGCACCTCTTCGTGGTGGGCTTCCTTAGCGGTGGCTTTCCACGCCTCATGTATCTCAATGCTGTCAGGGTCTTCTCTGTCCCATGACTCAGGGAGCGGGTACGGTGGTACCTTGATTGGTGTGTTGCTTGGGATACCTGCGATACCGTTGTACACGCCTGTACGATACACATCACGCAGTAACTCTACCACCTCTGTGTTTATTACGTACGGCTGCGAAGCAGCCTTGTTAGCAGCACGCAGCACGGTGTCGGATATGTTCTCCCGAATCCAGTCCTTTGATTCTTTCAGCAGTGAACGTGTGTGTATCGTACGAGTTCTACGTGCCATCTCATCCGAACGGTACGAGGCACCACCGAACAAAGTATCCACAGTGTGTGGGCGTGGTGGTACCAGCATAGGCGGCTGTCGAGCAAACGCGTGCAGGTTGTACGCCATCTGGCGCAACTTATCGGACACCTCTTCCACGGGCATGATACACACCCAGTTCTGTCCGTTATTCTTAGGTACATGCTGTAGCGTGATTACACCCGCGTCCACAGCTGCTTGTAGCAACAGTGAACCCACACCGTAAACCTCAGCCGTAGACCACGTTAAGTCATCTGCGTTGAGGTTCTCAATGCGGTTAGCACTCGCCATCAGTGTACGCTTACGGTGATTCACAGAGCGTGTACCGTTCTCCTGCATGTAATGGTCTACGGCCTTCATGTACCCCGGCGCTGCCAGACTAAGCATGTGGTGCATGTATTCCATTTGCATCTGAGTACCGGTCTGCGTAATCAAGTCCTGAGCCAGTGGCGCAGTCCTGTCAGTACGCAGCTTCTGAGTACACAGGTTCAGCACCTGTCGAATACACACTACTGCCGCCTTATCGTAACCAACCTCACGTACGTACCTACGGTACTTGCCGTTCAGGCCACGGTTGCCGGTTGTACAGATTGCCTCCAGAGCTTCCTGTACCAGTTTGTACAGGCGGATACTCAGGCTACGGCCTATGTAGTGGTCGGCAGTACGCCCCTCCGATGACTCCTTCTCCCAGTGCGCCAATGCATCTACGAGACCTTGTGTTGTGTACTTCTTCTCAAGCTCAATCTGACGCTCTTCCAGAGTCATCCTAACCTCACAGGTAAATACCAGTCTTAGCAGCTATTGTTCTTCGTATCCCCACCTTATTCGGGTAGGGTATCGGTAGGTTTATCAAACGGTTACGGGCTTCTGTGTACTGCCCCATGTCTACTAAGCCTCTGATTTCGCTCACGTAGTCAGGGGCTTTCTCATCATCAAACTGTAGGTTTGCTCTTTGCACGACGTGCCTCCAGTTCCAGAATGAACAGGGCATTACAAGCGGCGTGTGCAAGGTGACTCATACCGCTCTCTGCATCCTTATCCTCACCGCCTGCATGTGCTGTGAGGTGTCGCAGTAGCGCTGCAAGGTAACGTTCTTCACCCTGCGGTACAGTCTGCCAGCTATGGGCTGCGTACTTCGCTGCACCGAAGGTCAGGATTTCAGCCACCTGTGTAAGTGCCTGTGGGCAACCGGACAACAGCAAGTCCATACGGGGCTTACCGCCGTCGTACTTCATACCGTCACTGACAACGCCTGTAGGGTTAGCCACTAATTGCCAACCCTTGACTGGTGACCACGTACCAGTACTAAACCATATGATATCATCTTTGTGTGCCCATTCAAAAGACAACCACTTAGTGGGTACATCGGCCACCGTACGAATATTGTCTTTAGGTTGTGATGAGTTTACGGAACCATCCACACACATAACCTTTGAACCTACTGGAAATACTTTCTGCATTATTTATCACTCCTATGAGAAACTAAGTCGGTACGCATAGTGTCGTAATGTGTCACTAAGTGGCATGTTAGACCAAGACTACGTAAGTGGTATGCCACATGTGGTAGGTCATCGAAGCAGCACAGCACGTTATTCAGGCCGATACTGCGGAGGAACTCTTCCTTGATTACCGTATCCTTACGGTTGTCGGATTGGCTACGCATTACTAGGCCGTGATACTCAACACCGTGTCTAGCCAACCAATCACGGGTAATATCATACGCTACATCACTACGCCCTGTTAATATAATTACAAGTGTACCTTCTGCGCGAGCACACATATTACACAGGTGTATATTGTCTCGGAATGGTAGGTCACCCTTCGCCGCCAGATTAAACACCGTCCATGATTCCGTCTTGTCGTAATCCTTCGTTGGGAGAAGGTGCAGACGGTGACGCCCGTCTGCCAGTGTACCATCCAAATCAAAGATAACGTATTTCATTATTTACCTACCCAGCGGCCTGTTTCGTTCATTAACATAGGGATTAACTGTGGGCAACCGTCAGTGATTACCATACAGCCAAGGATTGGTTTCTTGCGATACATCTTACCGTACGCAAACGCCATACTCTTGCGGTCGATTAGACAACCGGCGTACGCCCCAAAGTACAGTGCCGAGCTAGAAGCCGCATACTGTACCTCGAATCGCCCATGTTCGTGACCGAGGACGAGTGAAGTTCTTTCGTGACTCGCGTTAAGCATGAAGTCACCTGAGACTTCATGTTGGAATCGTACAGGTCCGAGAGGTGTATCAAGCACCCAAGCATCGGCCCACGACCAACCCGGAGCACCGTGCTCAGGGAATAGAATGTCCCGGTATCGTTTAATAAACTGAACAGGTAAACCGTGAGCTTTGGCGCGACGATAAACGAGACTGCCGTGATTGGAATCGCAAACCAGTAGATTCGGGAACAACTCATGTACTTCCTCCAGTACTACCTTCGCTTTCTCCAGCTCAACGCCCGCACTATCAAGATTAGGGTCGCTGTCATGGAATGAGATTGCATGACCGTCAGTTTCATCACCTACCTGCACAACCATATCTGGCTGGTAAGTATCCCGCACATGCCGCAGAAAATTAATAGCATCAGGGTGGGTGTATGGGGCGTGCAAATCGCCAACCACAAGAATACGCTTACATACAGCAGGCACCAGCGTCTCACCGATATCATCGGTAGGCGACGGTTGTACCAGCTTACGCGTCTCTTTGATTTGGTTGTTCGTAACACTTACGCGCCCCTCATTGTTGATAAACACCTGTCGCCAGTACCGTACCATCTGGCGGTACACAACCGGTTCATCAAACCCACCCAACACGTTGTACTGGGCGGCGGCCTGCGTGTCGTCTTTGAATTGCGATAGGATGGAGGTGTGTTGTTCTTTAGTAAACAAGGACTTAGTATTAATCTTAGGCACTGGTAATACCCTCATTTCGTAGAATAGTCTTAGCAATATCAATGGCTTGTTGGCGGTTCATAAGCACTGTCTCCTCATCAGTGGAGACAGGACCTGCCCCGTTTGTGCTCTGGAACAGGTAGTAAACCGTCCCTCGCTTCTCCAGATGGGTTTCGTAGAACTCACCCTTACCTTCACCACGATAATCAGTCTTGCTTATTAACACGACTCCTCCGTACAGTCTCCCGTGCCTTACGCTCTGCACGGCGGGTACGCTCTTTAACGTTACGCGCCATTCTCAGTTCGTCGGCAGTTTTGAACGTGGGGTATATCATATCCTGCGGTGGTTGTTTAAGGTACGCTACTAGGTTCTCCAACCAAGGTATTATGTCCGAATAGGACATGCTTTTAGCACCCCAACGACCCGCTGCATTAGCGGTGCGGCCTTCTGCCGAATTACATGACCTGTGTAATGCGCCTCGTATTTGCCCTGTATCATGACAGTGGTCAAGTACAAGCTCACCCTTGATTGTAAGGTCAATGGGTTTCTGACAGAGGGGGCATATCCCACCTTGTTTCTGGAGCAGCCGCATAGCCGTTGGGCGTACTTGACTCCTCGCTAACTTTCTCATGGTTTCACCGCGAAGGCCCCAGCGGGTCGTTGGTACACGTCACGCGTGTAGACCGGCTGCTTTGTTATGTAGTGGGTGGGATACGTAATGACCTCCACAGATACCGTCTTAGGGCCTACCTTAATGACAGTACCCACTAGGAAGGGTTGAGCACCCCGTTGACCCATACCGATAGCGACCGTATCGCCGACTGTTACTGGATTACCAAAGGCGTCTGTAATCATCCCAAGTACTCCATACCGAACTCACTCAGCAACCCACGGTACTCAGTTACGTCTAAGCGGCGTAGCTTCATCAGCTCATGCTCAATTAGGGATACAGGTGCATCACTGTCAAACAGGTCCCGCAAGTCCTGCACATCCTGCGCAATTCGGGATACAACCCCCTTCCCACGGTACGGCGTCACATCCGTCGTGTCGATTGCTACCCCCGTGTACTTGAGTTCGCGGGCTACTCGGCGGGCTGTCTTGTTCATCTTGGTCATGTTGCTCTCGCTCTTTAAGTTTTAATTCCAGAACTTCTTGGTGATATTGGTGTAGGTTATCGAGCCATTGTTGCAGGTAATCTGGCATACCGAGTTCCCGTAGATAAGCGTATCCGCTATCATCGAGTGAACGGCGGAGCCAGAGACACTCTGCTTCGGCAAGGGGATTCTGCTTAGCTGCAACGTAAGCCCGTAGGACAAACTCCGCGGCGTCATATTCTGAGGTAATACCTTCGAGTGCATTGTACGCCCCTACTGCCCCACAGAGCTTCCCATCGAGTCTGGTGATGCCCTGCACGTTATCAGCGGAATCACCCATCAGCATCTGTGCCCAAAAGAACTTGGTGCCGTGACCTACGACTTTAGGCCCGCTGGGTGTTTGTTTAAGCTGTATCCAACCGAAGCGGTCACCGATATAGTCAATACGACCTTCATCTGCAAGCCATAGGGGGCCGGGTGTTATGTTCAGGTCTTTGTCCCCTGATACCATAATAGCCCGGTCACCATACAGCACCGCATCCATCATTAACCCGTCATCAGCTTCACGGTCCAGCCAAGGATACACGCTCCAATGGGACTCCCACTCAGTAGTAGGGATAGCCCTGCGAAGAGGTCCCAGTAGTGGTGGTTTAGCTTTGTTATCACGATTCCCTTGATAGGGTTTAACAGTTGGGTAGTCAAATCGCCGTAGTTTCTTACAGCCTGATTCTGTAATGTGAACATGCACAGTCTCCGCATTCACTAAGAAACGCTGTGTTTCCACAAGCGTTTGGAATCTACGCACAGCGGTTCCGAGATTCTTAACCGTAGCCGCTGCTTGGTAGCACATGAAATCCGAATCCAGAAGTAGAATCCGCCCCTCAATCGGGGGCGGGAACTGTTCAGGAAGGTTACTAAAGTCTGGCAGAACCATCCCTACTCCTTATTACTGAGGCATCGGCGGCATAGTAGGCATAGCAGGGGCGCTAGGCATAGTTGGTACCGCAGGCGCTGCCGGAGTTTCCGGTACGACCGCAGGCCCTACGTCGCTAGGTACGGCAGGCGTTTGCGGTGCAGAAGCACTTGCAGGTACAGCGCCCACGGTACCGGGGTCTGGCAGAACAACACCGGAGATTAACTGCTCCAGAGCAGAGCCGGGGAAGTTCAGTGCAGTAAGAATCTTCTCTTGGAACTTGTTCTTACTACCACCGTCATCGAAGGTACCTTCGACAAACAGACTGTCCCACGTCTCCTTAGTCGGACGGTCAAAGAAGAAGTACTTCAAATCCTCCGCCGTCACTTCCGGGATTGGGTACGCACCCTTGCTCACAGGGTCGATTGGCGGCAACAGCCCTTTCAGGTTGATACGGTTGCTCTGCTTCTTCGTCTTTTCATTGGTGTGGATTGTGATAGGCAACAGGAAACCACGACCCAGCCCCTGTGCAAAGTGACGCATATCCCCCTGCCAGTTCATACGGTCGAACGCGACCTTAGCGTTAGCCTTAGTGTTGTTACCCAGCGCGAGTGGGAACGTACTCAGGAAGCGACCATCGTAGCAGTTATCCTGCCCACCAAACAGCTTGAAGCCTAAGATGACCTCTGGCGCAGGTGCCTTTGCCTTACCGTTATACTCCTGTGGCTGCATACCCAGCTCAATGTACGTGACCATACGGGCCATCGCATAGCCCTCCGGCATGAGCGCACCACCACCGGTGGACTCTTCTGTCATGTCTACAGACTGGGTAGCGATTACGTCTTCAATCAAACCATTCAGGATATCTAAGCTCATAGTGTTCTCTCTTTATTAATGAATGTGAGTTTTGTGTTGCATGTTAGGACCCATCTCCGCAGCAGCGGGGAATGGTACATCTGCCATATCATACTCAGGCCACAGGGCAGTCATATGACGTGGGGCGTCCTCCATAATAGCCTTAACGCCTAGTGCAGCCTCTCGACCCACTTCCTCGTCAGCTACATCGAGATACGCAGCATCGTGTACGTTGTTGATTAAGCACACTTTACCGTCGAACCAATCCTTACTAATCAACCATCGGCAGATTCTCCCCATTGATGAACTCATCATGAACCCAGATTCGCCTTGGAATGGATAGTTAGCCATCTGCGTCGCCTTGTACTTCATGACCTCTTGACGTGCTTCCTTATCCCACTGCGGGTGCTGACGGAAGCTGTAGCATGTCGTGCTCGGCGCTCGGAAGTACCCACGACGATACACCTGCCAGAAACCACTTGGCCCCATCTCTCTATGGATACCACTTGGTAACGCGCCGGTACGCTCCACCTCGTCGGCAATAACCTGACGGAAACCACGGGAGATTGGGAACATCTTCATCTCGTTCTCTTGGAACTGTTCTGCGAACTCCACAGTACAACCCACGTTGAACGCGATACCGCCCGCTGTCGCACCGTACTGGTCTGCAAATGATAACGGCTTAATATCCGTACGCATTTGCTTGTACTCTTTGTGCTGTGGGTGGTCTTCATTATCATACTTCTCCAGAACGTCCTCGTACGGCTCACCGAGACGGAACGCAAGGCGGTAGCAGTGCATGTCAGTACCCGCTTGCAGCAGGGCTAACAGGTCTGTGTCCTTGGTCATAGCACACAGCATAACGACTTCCAGTGCAGAGTAGTCCACCTCAACGATACGTCCGTCTGCCCCGAAGCGACTGGTGAACATCTCCTTAACGTTCGATGTTCCATCTCGCGGTAGATTCTGGAGGTTAGGCTTGTTACTACTCAACCGCGTCGTTACCGTTGCTGTTACGTTCAACGAGTGGTGTACGATACCGTCAGGTCCGATGTACTGCATCATACCCTTGGTGTTCTTCACAGTACCGTCAGCGTTGTATTCTGTCCTTAGATAGTACGTCCCAGTATCTTTCTCCAAGGCCGCGCGCTTAACCATAAGACCAACTTCTGGCACGAAGTTCTTGAGGCCTTTGAGCGCGTCTGTGCTCGTTGAATATACCGGCGTAACTCCATCACAAAGGACGCGGGTTCCTTTGAATTCGGCGCGTTTGCCAATGTACTTCTCCCTGATTCCTTCGGGGAGGCTATTGAGATTGACCAGTCCCGGTAAGACAACCGACGTATCTTCCCATTTAAGTTTCTCATCTGACGTATCTTCACGGAATACCTTTATCTGCCCTTTGTTCTTCCCAGCCTTGAAGCGCACGAAGTTGTGTTGACCAGTCGCAATCAGTTCCTGATTCAGCAGTGGGTCATCACAGCGTACCATCGTACCATCAGTCTCGGTCTTGTAGAAGTCTGCCTTGACGTACTGCGGTGGGTCATAAGGAACCTTATGACGGTACTTAACAGGCCCGCCGTACACCAGCGCCGACATGTGGTAGTCGCTACCCCAGTTGAACTCTACTTCCGGTGGTAGGTCGGTAGGTAACAGGCCGCGCAGTTTCTCGGTGAGTTCCGCAATCTCTGCCTCTTGTGCCGCTAAGTTACGCTCAGCGACATCACGGTCTACGTACAGACCGAACCACTCACAGTATGCAAAGGCCAGCAGTGCATCACAGCGTTCCCAGTACATCTGTGTCATTCCCCACTCAGCGAGCTGCCGTTGCTGACTGTAGAAGGTTAACGCTGTGTTGTCGATGTCACCACTAGGCCCAGCCAAGTACTCAATCAGCAGCGCCTTGTCAATCTGTGAGGTAAGGTAACCCTGCTCCCACAGAATCTTAACACCATCAACCTTGTGAGTACCGCCGTGCTTAACAGCCGTCTCATCCAGTGATGGATACAAGTCTTGCTGGTGACTCAGCAGATACTCAGCCAGTGCGGTACAGGCGATACGCCCACCACGTTTGAGGAAAGCCTCAAACGTAGGGCGGTACTTACTAAGGAACCATTTGATTTCGAACTGCGCGTTATGGCACACCATAATAGCGCAATCGTTCAGCGCATCGAACCAGTCAGCGCCATCATCTGCCTCAGCAGCAGTGCCGAAGTACCGATAATGTGTCTCGCCGACAGTTACTGTACCGTCATCGTTGACAGTATCAACACGCCAGCCCGGTGCTACCACGTAGTTGGCAGGGTTAAACGCAGAAGCTACGTTACCGTACCAGTCGTGGTTCTCTGTTTCTAAATCCACATGCATTATTTTGTACATAGAAATACCTGTTTTGGGGAGAAGGTCGCTTCCTTCTCCTTAGAGTGTCGTTCTATCACAGACCAGCAGGGTGCTTACCGTACTCCGCTGCGAAAGTTGTGGGTACAGTATCCGAACGACCCGCTACTGCTGCATTATCTGTATCCCAGCGCACAGCCTTACTAATCAGGATACCGGCTACTGTAGTACTCTGCTCGGCAAACACCTGCATGATTTGCCCCAGCTTCTGTACATCCTCTTCGTCTGTGGTATCAAGGATGATTGAGAATCCAATGTTCATTGTGTTTCCTCCAACATTTGTACGACTAAGTTTGCAATCTCAATACAGCGTGAGATTCTGTGGCGTTGCATTGGTAGGTCATTAGCGTACCGTTGCAGTTCAGCTGTAGCTACCAGATGTAGTACTGCCATATCTCGTAGGGAGATGCTTGCTGGTACATCATCCGGTACACCGCTCTGGAGTGCTACCAGAGCACGTAGTTGCGCCAGCTCCTCCTCCATCGAACTACTGTGCGGTTCAGGTGGGGTCGGTGGTGGCGCAGGAGGTGCTGCATCTGCCGGTTTCTTACGTGGTGGCATACTCTCTTCTCTCTTAGTAGTGTCGTTCTATGGTAAGTACTTGATTAGTAACCGTAATCTCGTAGCTTCTCAGTCATGTATTTTACACGCTTAGGATTGATGTTTGGACGGAACTCTAACCGTTCGACAGGTTGTGTTATCCCGTTATAACCACGTAGCGCGCCGGAGTCCAACCACACCATGTTAACGTTGCAATCATGATGTGCTACGTGGTCAGCGATATGGCTATCGGTACTGAACAGTAGGTCGATGTCATGACCATCAATCGTCGTCTTCATACACGCCAGATAACGCAGGTGGAATGCGTCGGCATGTACATCCAGTGGCTCCAATGTGTCGGGGTTAACGCCTGTACCGTACGCTTGGTAGCAGCGACTGGAGTAACCCAGCCGACTCAGACGGTCACTGATACCCTGTATCACCTCGAACGCTTCTACGTACGTGCTGTCACCCATACACAGCACTGAGTCGAAGTCCTTCGGTGTACGGTTGTACAGTACATCACGAACACAACCACCAGCCAGTACAAAGGAGAACCCTGTTGCGTACTGGATTTTATCTTGTATAGCTTGTAGGTCTTGTAAGGTCATAGCTACCTCAGAATAAAACGTTGAAGTCAGGTTTAACGTGACGCGTCTGGCTACGAACAGACTCTGCACGTAACTCATCCAGAACGGCGCGCTCTATGTCGTGGCTCAAGGCACGCACAAGCTCATGTACAATAGCCTCTTTGGTCATACCGTACCCAGACAGATAATCATACTCAGGGAAGTGCCGTTGTGTGATAAGGTCTGTACCACTGAGTTGTACGTCCAATTTATAAGTGACCTGACCAAATTCACGCGGTTGGTGTACATCTACACGCTTAACCGCTGCCTTAACTCTTAGTTCTCTCATGGGTTACCGTCCTCAAAGACACATCGTTCTTTATCAAAGAACACCCGACCCGGCGTATTGCTAGGGGTGCCCTGCATTTGTCGCTTGTTCTTCGGCGTACTGAAACCACGTACGCTGTCCATCTCTATGGCGTTTAACGCACCCATCATTAGGATAACGTCTGTGGCACCTTGAATCCCCGTCTTACTATCCTTTAGGGCGGAGTACGGCGGGTACATCTGGTCATCTCCATCCGCAGAAATCTGTACTGTAGGGAAAGCCACAAAGTCATGGCGCACAGCTTGTTCACGAACTTCCTGCCACATCTGCTCCAGTGCATCTGTCTTGTTACCTCCCCCTGCGCTTGGCATACGGAAGTTTGCCAGCATGTCGTACACCACCACACAGGGCTTGAGTTCCTCAATCACCTGCTCAATCTGCCCCAGCGTAGCGCCGTGCATATCCTTGACTAAGATACGCCGGTTGTGCATGGCTGCCTGATACTCCGGCACCAGAATACCAGCGTTGCTCTTGCTGACCATCTCAGTAAAGGTGCACTTAAGAGCGGCTTGGTAGATACGTGGGATAATACGGCGACCGGAACCCTCGTTATTCAACCAGAGCATAGGACGACCACCCCAACCCAGCGCCTCTAACTGGGGAGCGAAGTTCACCAGATTAGCCGCTAACAGGCTCGTCTTGCCCTTGTCAGGGCGACCCGCTATGGCAACACTATCACCACCCTGCAAACCCCCTACGGAGCTTCTCAGGAGCTGTGTAACTAGCTTCAACCCACGGTCGCCCTGAAAATCATTCAGGATATCTTCGATAGGGTCGTCGATATAACTGGCTGGGGATGATGCTGAAATACGGCGCATGTTCTCATGTGCCAAGCGGTTCAGCTCAAAGGTCAAGTCAATCTCATCGCCATTGTCATAACGGTTAATGAGTGCAGCAGCCTTGCCCTTGAAGTCACGTTCATACAACTGTGCCGTGATACCATCCACTTCGTGCTGGTCAACTGGTTCGTCCAGCTTACGGAACAGCAGGGACATGATAGCCCGTTGGTTGTCGTCAATACTCTGCCCAACCCGAAGGTTGAACAGAGAACGTAGGCTGTCTGTGTCCACGGTGTCCCGTTCGGGGAACGCCTTGAACCAGCAGTCATACCATGCCAGCATAGACAAGGTTTCCTGTCCTACCAAGTCATCCGGTACAGCGCCGCGTAACTGCCTGAACTTCCCACGGTCACGAAGGACCGACAGTATTAACTTATCCATTACCCACCCTACTTAAACAGTTAATGTAGCATCCGGTCTCAGTTCGAAGCGTAGCCCTACTGTTCGTGGTAGGGCAAAACCGGTTTTCACGTTAACGAACATGATATCACCACCTCTCCCCGCATCCACTACAAAGAATGTCTCACTATCGCGGACGCACACCATACCGGGACATGCTGTGTACCGGTCTACGTGCTTGATGCTACTGGTGTTTACTACGACTTTCATGGTTACCTCACTTGATTAATTTGAAATACAGGGTATTTGGCATACGTGCAATGTACTCGTTGTACGTATCGATAGCCGCGCGCGCCTTACGTTGTAGCTCATCAGCTACAGCGAAGTCCCAACCGTCTGCCAGAACAAAGCGCCGCGTGTAGTACCAGTCAGAACGCCCCACATCATCGACGATACGTATCATATCCCCACGTACATCATCAAACTTATAGGTCTCGCCTGTGGTTAAATTCTCATTCGCCCCTGCATCTGTACAACGTACCAGCCTGCCGATATCTGCGTTTGTCATTACTTACCCTCCAGCTCGTTCAGAAATTGTTCAATAGCTGGGGATGCTTCGTCACACCAGCCGCCCAGTACGATAACCACCGCCATCGGACCAAGGGTAACCATACGCACTGCTACCCAAAACCATTTCTTAATCTTTGCCATACTGCCTCCAGTTCCATATCTTTAGGGTCGCCCACATCGGGGCGAATATCTTGGAAGCGCCCGCCGAATACACTCAGACGCTTACGTAACTCAATAGAACCCAACGCGCCGGGTTTATCACCATCGAACATGCACAGAACATCACGACCTGCCACTAATGGGAGAGACGCCGAGGTCAATACCGTTCCGAGCACTGCCGCTACGCTTAGCGAGCTTTCTGGCGCATAGTGTTCTATCGCCTTTGCCACTTTGTAGGAACTTAACGCATCCTCCACAAGTACCATCGGCCCTGCATCCCGGTATCTCGTCATCCAGATACGGGGCTGGTTCCACCACTCGCCAAACATCAGCCACTTGGGCTGTTGCTGTGCGCTCAACGCTCTGCCTAATGCTCGCAATCCCTGCCGTAGTAATATCCGGTTCGCACTTCGACTGAACCATATGTATTCCTCCGGTATAATGCCGGGCGGGCAACCTTTCAGAACGAGTAATTCCCAAATTCGTTTTCGTTCGTACGGGGTCGCCTGCGATATGTGAAAACAGTCCGCAGGTACAGACTGCACGCGGGCCTCGTCCACCCGCACCGTGTTAAGTTCTTGGTGCTGCTTAGGCACCCAGCCAGACATGTGGCAGCGGTGACAGTACGCTGTCCAACTATCACCGTTGTTGTATACGTCCATTGCCGTGTCACGTTCCTCGTTGTGACGGACACGGCTCTTACGCCCCACCGCTAGACGCTTGGCTAAGTGGAGCCACTCGTTAGGTGGGAGTCTGCTCACAAGTACTTAACCACTTCGCGCAGATACACACGCAACCAGCGTTCCGCTTCCTCTATACTGTGGTGTGTGTTTATCTTTATCTGGAAGTAGAACGGACACCACCAGAAACGACGTTGTACTTCGTACCCGCAGTAGTCGTCTCGAACGATACGGTACTGCGTCTTAAACAATTTAAGCATCGTCACCTCACCCAAAGATATAAGCAGATAACATACCCCACAACAGATGCACCGGAAGCAGCATCAATAGCTCATCGCTAGTGAATCCCGCAGCGATACCGCCTAATGTGATAGCCACGCTACCACCGCCTGCAATAATAATACTCAACATACTATACCCCCTTCCGTTTGATATCCATTGCCATACGGCGCAGGTCGTGACATAGGTTAAACACATCATCAGCCGATAAACGGATACCTGTTCGGGCAGAATCTTGCGTGTCCTTCTTACATGCGGATAGCTCCAACAGGATGTAGCCGGGGTGCGCCGAGTGTTGTACCCGTAGCTTAGAGTCTGTTCGCAACGGTGAGTCCGTTTCGTGGTAGGTCACGTACTCAGGGACAGGTGGTAACGCTGGCTCATACTCATCGTCCAGCACGAAGTTACCGACATACCATGAACACTGTATACCCGCCCAGTTGTTTACCTGAATATACCCATTAGGTGATACAGCGGTTACCACATACGGCGGTGGCCCTACCAACTTGGATAGGGCTTTACATTGGCCGATACGCTTTACGTAATCACCGATTTTAAATTTGCTCATTCAAGTATGTCTCCATATCAAGTAATAACTGACGCAGTTTAGCGTCCACTGTATCCCAGTTCTTGTCCAAATAAGTACGCACATCATTCTGCAACCGCGCCGCGCCATCGTCAGGTACGTCGTACCAAGCAGATGAGCGACCGAACGAATACGTATCCCACAGTACATCAGGTGCAGGTACACGCTGCACGGGCAGGGCCGTCCAGTCTACCAGCAGTATAGCGTCACGCAGCGCCAGTAAGTGCGTGAGGTTAAGTGTCTCCTTTGCTGTGTGTTCATGGTAATAACCCACGGAGATGTTGGTACACTCCGCTACAATCTCAGCGAACTCACGGGAGTCAGTGTATAAACCTGCGTCATCAGTACGGTACGCCAGCTTACCCTTACCGTGCTTGTTCAGCTGCTTAGCCAACGCATTACCGAACTCATCACTGCACGTACGCCAGCCACCTTGATGTGTGATGACGGAGTGTGTGCCACGGCGGTCAAACGATACCACCATGTTCGCACTGAATTTAGGGTTGTCCTGTACGTACGCAGATGAGCCGATACCGCCGCACTCTTCACCCACAAAGAACATGTACTTACCCTGCACTTGGGCCTGCATCAGTTCCATGAGTAGGTAAATACCCGCCGCATCATCCGCGCCCAGTACAGACTCCTTACCGAGATGTTCTGCGCCGAGGAACATACCCTGTTCCAGCTCCAGAACAAACAGCTCCTGTGTACCTGCGGAGTTGTGTACGGTATCCAAGTGCGCGGTGAACACCACGCCGTTATCTTCCCCGATTTGGCAGGCAATGTTACCGTGCTTGTCTGTGCTGGCGCTGACCCACGGGTACGCTGACACGTAATCCAGTACGGTCTGCCCCGCAATTGTTTCCTCTACTGAACCATGAGGACGGCGCAGGCGGAGCAGGGTTTGCAGGATACGTGGTACTGTTTCATTGGTTGCTTTCATTAGACTCTTCCTGTTCACGTTCTGCAATTAGGTAATCATAATCGGATACTGTGTAGCATTGTTCGTTAACATCATCCCACACGTAATCATCAGGTGAGCGGGTGTACCCAATGGTATCATCCATGTACGTGTAGTCATCATCCGCTAACTCGTCGGAGGTTACAGAATCATGTACCCATGTCTGCTCACCGTCAATGCGAATGTAGTGTCCTGAATGACTGCCGTGCCACTCATCCAGCACTGGACAATGTTCAGCGCAATTCATTCCTGTATTATCCGGGTTATAGTACGTGTCAGTGGTTGACTGGTACCGCAACTCACTCTCTGGATAGTAATCCCCCGATATGGCGCACTCATAACGGTCTTCTTCATCCGTCTCTTGGTACCCGATGGCGTCGTCCATCGCAATACTACCGCGTGCATCCACAATCAGTACACCATCATCCAACTCAACGCGTTGGCAACCGTCTAAGTACGGTGCTGCGATAAGGTCACCATCCTGAATCAGCGCGAGACGTACATCATCCAGCGAATCCTCATCCACGTGTATATCGTACAGGTTACCCAGCATAACAATTGCCTTGTATGCGCCGTACCACCGTACGATAGTGTTGGAATACACATTCAGGATACCACGCCCAACGGGTATCCCTAATTGTGTTGCTTCCACTAGAACCAACCCGTTATCACCTTGCCCATAGTACGCTGTAGAGTACACGTCACAAGGGTGTACACCGTAGGGCGATGAGTACTCATACGCTGGGAACGTCATACAGGAGTGTAATTCACTGTTCTCCTCTCGCATACGTACGTACTCTGCCCCAAACGGACGATCATTGGGGTGTAGTACAATATCATAGGAGGTTACATCACGCACATCAGCCGCTTTCTGCGCAGCTGTGTCTGAGCCGGTAATCTCCTTGATTGCACGGGCGAGCGGGATTCTACGATAGTTCAGTTTATAGAAATCCTCCAACGTCACGTAACCCGCGAACATAGCAACCTCTGCCTCGGTGTACACAACACCACGTAAAAAGTTACGTGTTTCCACAGCCAAGCGAGGGGAGTCACCCATCTCCGCCCTTAGTGTCGCCAGAACAGCTGTTGTATTTGTCTCCACCAGACTGTACAGCGCAGGTGGGAGCGTAGGGCCCTGTAAAAACAGCCCCTGATATAGTGGATACCCTTCAACAAGGGGGCGAGCGAGGTGGAGATAAAGTCCATCTGTGCAACCGCATGTACCGCGCGGCGCGGCGGCTACCCCTACTGCCACGTGGGAAGCCACATCACTACTGCGCGGGAGTGGTAGATTGTTCTTGAACAAGAATACTTTCAACCAACTATTTGCATATTCCAAATAGTGTGAGTGTAGTACTGGGCTATAATCCTGTGCACCCTCATGCATGTGTGCAGCGAAACCTGCCGCTATGAGTGCGCGGAGCATCCATTCGATGCGGGCGTCATCTGTTAATTCCGCGCTCGGGATGGTAACGTCAGGTGGTAGTAATAAACCTACCGCCCGTGCGATATGTGTATCCGCACGACTATAGACCTCTTGCTTAATACTGGTAAGCTCATCCTTACTTAGCGCTTTAGGTACACCAAATGACGCTGGTTTATCGCAGAATAACTCGCGTAGTTTACTACGCGTTTCCGTAGCAACACGTGCGGTGAATCCTTCAAGGTGGTTACTCAGGTTTGGTTCTGCAATACTAATTTTCATAGGATTACCCATAGTAATTTAACGTTAAGATGTACCGCTGATACCGCAGCACAGCGGCGATAAAATTCTGTTTCGCAGAGTCATACCCTGCGTTTAACTCGGAGTACAGGTCGTACTGTAGTACGTCCAGCATATTCTCTGCGCGCTCTGTGGAGTACACACGATGCGCTGTCTTCAACCGAACACCCCGCTCGGGGTAGCGCCATACTATACACCGCTTCAATGGTGCTATGCGCTGTAGTTCGTACGGGATACATTTAAACACATCCCAGTGTAAGCCCACGTTCCGCTGGTTTTCGAGGCATTGCCAGTACAACTCCGCGGTCTCAGACGCTGTGAGTGGTATCATACTATGCCCCGAATACCGAACCGATGACAATACGCCTCAAGGGACATACCTACGCGGTGTGCCTTGCGACAGTACATCGCCTTGAGTTCGGCCTTAACAGCCTTTTGGTTGCACTCCCGCGCTGCTCTGGACTGTATAAGCAGCGTCTCAGGATTAAGTCTGGATGAAACCATACATCACCGCCTTTGTTTTTGCTTGGTGGTATCGCCACTTCATGTCCACCATAGCCGACCACCAGCAATCGCTGGCACTGAACCCATCCCGCATGTTCTGTCGAGCATTGCGCTGGGCATTCCTTACAATAGTCTTGGGTACACGCATTGCGTCGTCCTCTGTGTATAGTAATCACACAACGCCCACGTATGGTAGGCGTTGTAAGGTACTACACTTCCCGCAGGGTTACCACTTGGTACTTAACGTTGTAGCGTTCCAGAACGTCCCTGCTATCATAGCCTGCACCTACTTCCGAAGTACCTAAGTACTGTATGGTATTATCACCATCACCACCAGCAACGGGTACAAAGTACGTCCCCACATACGGTGTATAGGATTTCTCCGCATAGAGGATACGAAAAACCTCTCCCGCCACCAGCGGCGGGTTGGTGTGTTTGTCCAGAGCGGCTGTCGGCTGGATTACTGGCATGGTGTTCCCCTTATTTCAGGATGTTGGTGAGTGTACGTACTTTGCAATCGTACGCCGCCGCAGCTTCTAGAACAGTCTGACGACGTACAACCAGTGTCTGTTCATGTGCTTCTGCAATCTCTAGCTGGAAACGCAGGCCATCAATTACACCCAGCGTATGCTGGCGCTCCTTCTCCAGAGACGCAGCCTTAGAATCCAACTCATTCTTAGCGCGGGTATGTGCTTTCAGGAACAACTTGTTAATCAATTGCAGCATGTATAACCTCACTTAGCAAGAAGCCAACCAATCAAGACGCTTAGGAACATCAGTACGTATACCCCTAACCATAAACCACCCACAACCAGCACAGGCGAGAACATCGCCCACCAGCTTGCAGCCGTCCAACCTACCAGCTTAACACCACACAGCACCGCAGTTAGCGTGATGGAAATACCCCAAAGGCGCATTGTATAACCCCTATTAAAGTAAGCGGATACCCGCAGCCAGTACCCAGAAAGTAGACAGCTTAATCATGCCGTCCGTGATGGTGTTCTGACGAGATGGGCGCGCTAAGGACTTCTGAGCGGCACTTGGTTTACGCTTACTACGCATCTCAGAGGCGTCAGCACGACGTTGGGCACGGTTACGGTATGGCATAGTACTTTCCTTATTCAATTAGGCATGATTGCCATCTAGCCCACTCATGGAATGGACTATGTGAAATCACGGCAGTAAGTCAGTATCACAGATAGCTATAATAGCTATTACGGTAAGCGCCGCTATCAACCACCAAGTCATGCAGCCTCCTTAACTTCTGGTAACACGGTTAATGCACCAGTTACATCCACGCCCATCCCCAGCAGTAAATCCACAATGTCACGGTCAGTAGCACCGTTGTCTTTCGCTGCTTTGATACCCGCCTTAATCTTGCTCAAAGCACCTAAGCGCTTATCATCGGCTGTAAGGTCAGATTGTTTCTTGCTGGCAGCATTAGCCGTGTAGTACGTCATAGTAGCATCATAGAACGCTGTAATGAGTTCTAAGCGCTTCTCAGCATCACCCGCCTTATACCCTTCCCGTACCGCTTCCAAGTCAATACAGAGCGTCTCAGCCGCCTTAAAAGCCTTCTTACCATCGAACTGATAACCCTCTGACTTCTTATCGTACTTGATAGGCAGTAACTGACGCAGTACCGTGTCAAAGTCTGCGGCGTCTTCACGCTTCATACCCGTGGTGAACGCTACGTTAGAAGAGATAAGGCCGTGGAACAGCGCGGAAATCGTAACATCACGCTTGAGTGTTACAGCCTTAGTCAACTGCGCTGGGATGGCCTTTACTGCGATTAATTTAAAAGTCATGGTAAACCTCATTAGTTGATAGTAGGACTCACATAGCGCCACTAATGACGCTATAGGTGTACTACTCGTCTATGTACATGTTCCGCACTGTTATCAGGGCGTCAATCACACTACCTACCGACTGACCCAGTGCTTCTGCGATATCCTCGCCGTACTTGCGCTGTAAACAGTACAGACTATCCATCACGATGTCATAGCATGTACTGACTTGCTCCGGTGTTAAGTCGTCGTGGTTAGTCTCCATTACCACCCCTTTGGCGGTTTAGATACCGCACTAGCACGACGTTCCTTACCCTTCACCGTAGTGCTGAATGTTACACTATTCTTTGTGACGTGTACACCCGCTTTGTTCAGTGCATCGCGTCGTTTCTGTAGAGTACCACCTGAGAGCTTGTCCAGCCCCTCGAAGCGGCGCTGTAGCTTCTTAGCGTATCCCACTATACACCCCGTATACTAGGCGGAAATTTAACGTCTTAGCCGCCTTACGTTGTTCCGGTGTAACCTCTGAGTAAGGTACATTGAACATTTCAGACGCTGTTACCCTGTGTATATCTAGCTGCGGTACAGGTTCGGCTAGTAGTGCCAACTCAATATCAGAATATTCCATTAGAACCCACGATTATCAAGTAAAATTGCTCTTAGGTCATCAGAAGATACTTCACCAACAACACTCAAACCATGTATATCCATCTCATCCCACAACTCATCAAAACTCAGTGTGCCTAGGTAGAATGCGTACTCTGTATAAGAATGTGAATCCATTTGAACCTCTAAGATTAATGGTAAGCATCCCGTTGTGAGTTGCTTACTCTTAACCTTGTTACCCACTGCACAACCGTGGAACCTGTGGTTCAGGTCTCGACTCTATTCTTTCAGGGGAGAGAGTCTCAGCCTCCCCGCTACACCCGTTGACTTGCGTCTGCCGTGCAGCTTTACGATTTGGCTCTAAGAGCCTGAGTTGGTATCTAGGATTCGTGGTCATCGTACCGTGTAAGGTACTACACTTCACCGCAACCAACTTGTTTTGCTTGAGACACACTATAAAGCGTGCCGTTTAACTCGTCAAACACTTTCTTCAACATTCTTAACAGTGACTCGATAGGCTGGCTAGTGCCAGCGTCTACCATACTACCTTGTATCATTGCACCTCGCACCGCAAAGGGAAAGCCCCCTTTTGACCGCTGGCGATGATAATCTCATCACACTTACTCACCTCATCACCGTTGAACGTATCCATGATAAAGGCATCGCAGTCACCTGTACTCGGTGAACATAGTGTTAAGACTAGTAGTATTGTTCCCATGATAAGCCCCTTCTGTTAGTTAGCCTATCGAGTCACTGTCAGATTGTTAAAGAGCGGTACTGCTTTGGTTCGTGTACTGTACTTAGTTACTTAGCAGTAGTCAACCTGTTTGTTGAGTCTACCCGTCAACCTATCACTGTACACTTAGTGTTTCCACTCTAGAGCACTCACGTGCTGTTGAGATAACTATACACCTTTAAGTTGACGAGTCAAATACTATTTATTGTTTATTTACCCTAGTAGTGCTCAGTACGTGATGCACCCGCTTAGCTCGTAGGTACTCTGCTCTAGCTCTCTCAGGTGTACTGAATGTACCTAGAACAAACGTTGTACCTTGTATTGATATCTGCGCACGGTACTTCCCACCTACCACCGTGTAACCTCTACCCAATTGATTAGTGGTGTTCTGTGCTGAACTCACAGCCCGTAAATTCTCTATACGATTATTCGTTCTATCCCCATCAATGTGGTCTACACACTCCGGTAATGTACCATGATGTAGGAACCACACTACCCTATGTGCTTTTAAGTTCGTGTACTTGTAGAACCCATTACAGTACCCCCTACCATCCTTAGCCGCTAGTGCCGGAGCATCCTTCCTAGCGCGAGAGTTAATACTCTCAGTCCAGACCAAACCGGATACTGATTCCGTACTGTACCTGACTACTGATTGAATCAACCGGGTAGCCTCATCTGTACTTAGTTTAGTACTTGCTTTACCTACTGTATTACCCATTAAGTACCTCCTGTGGTTTCTTCCTCTTAGAGTGTCGTTCTAATAGTTTAGCCCCAACTGTACTATAAAGAACAAACCCAGTGATACCAAGGCTTTCAGCTGTATTTACCATAGGACGACACTAATAAGAGAGAGAGAAACGAACGAACGCACTCAGGATGAGAGCGCGAGAGAGTGTAAGAGCGAACCGAGTAGGCCGGAAGGTACACAAGGTAAGCAGTCTCGAACGCATCCTAGCACCGCCCAGCACAGCCAGTTCAGAGAGAGAGAGAGCACAGTCAGAGAGCAAAGAAAGCAAGCACCGAAGAAAGCAAGCGCCCCCGTACGCACTCCACCACAACCGAGAGAGCGGAGAGCACACAGCGCTGACTCGAAGAGTCAACACTGAGAGCGCAGCACTGAGAGCACGCACCGAGCAACCAGCACCGAGAGGAACGGACGCACACGCGAGCAACTCAGGGCGCAGGCGCACCCGTGCACCCGCACGCCCGCTCAGGCACGCCCGCTCAGGTGCCAGCACGCGCACCCCCA